GAACCGGGTCAGGATGAGGGACAGGCCACGCCCGTTCCCCTGATGCTTCGCGTCCCAGACGCAGCGATACGTGTAGCACTCGCTGTCCGTAGGTGCCCACGGGAGCCCTCGCGGGAACACGCGGTCACTAGGGGCCGGGGCGGTCCTGGCGGACGCCTCAGCGGGCTGTGAGGCCCCCTCAGAGGCAGCGACGACCAGCAGGGCGGTGAGCGCGGCGGCGGCTAGAGTCCTCATGATCAGTACCCCATGCTCTCTGCGCGGTGGTCGCGCTGCCACGGGCGCTCGTCGGGGCACTCGTCCTCGCACCAGCGGACCTCGGCGGCTCGGTAGCCCTCTTCCGTCTGCTCGTGCCAGTGGAGGCCGGTGGCGGAGACCGTCAGCGTGCCCTCCCCGTGGAGGCTGACCACGTTCCCCATGACCCGCTCCTTGAAGTGCAGGTCGCCGAACTGGTCGCATCGCTCCAGCACGGTCATGTCGTCGACGTGGCCTCCACTGTAGTCCCCGTCGCAGTCGCGGCTGCTCGTGTCCACGTGCGCGTGAACGCGGAAGTGGGTTCGCCACGCGCCGGTGGTCCCGGCCCAGAGGTCTTCCTCTGCCGCCTTGACCCTGCGGTGCGGGTCCAGGTCCACGTAGAAGTAGAAGTCGCCCTCGGCGTCTCCGACCCCCGGCTGGACCCTCTTCACCACGCCGACCTTGCCGTCGTATCGGCGCTCGACCCACTCGCCGATGCTGAACTGCTGTTCCATCTCGTTTCTCCTCTGTGCTGGCTGGGGCTGATCCCCGGCCTCGTGCCCGCCCCGGACTCGCACCGGGGTGTCTGCTGGTCGGGCGTCCATGCCTAGTACTCGTTCGGGAAGAGCGGGCGACCGAGCATACCCTCCTCGGCCTCACGGTTCAGCGCGTCGGCCAGCCAGGAGCCGTCGTCCACCCCCACCCCGCTCATCGTGTCGAGGATGCGGGCGCACTCGGCCTCGTCGTGCTCGTGAGGGCCGAACTCCCGGTCGCAGGGCCGGTCGTTGAATCGGGCGTTGCGGACGGGGAGCGGGTCTCCGGCGCAGTACCCTCCGCCGGTCCACTCGTAGGTGCCGTCCCCGCCGAGCGGGTTGGCGCTGACGTGAGGTCCGCGGTGCCCCGCGTCCAGTTCGCAGGTCGCGCCGTAGGGGTCGCTGCCGCCGAGGGTCACGCTGGACCCGCACATCCGCTCTTGCTCGGCGATGAACTCGTCGTACGTCATCTGTTCCTCTTCTCTGCGTGGCTGGGGCTGATCCCCTGCCTGGAGCGCCCGCCCGGGACTTGAACCCAGGAGTCTGCCAGTCGGGCTTACCCGCGTGTCCCCACCCCCCAGCGGGGACACGCGGGCGGGTGGATCAGGCGTGCGCCTTGACCACCTTGGTGAGGACGGCAAGCGCGTCCTTCTGCGGCTTGTCGGCCGCACCCTTGTCCGCGGCCGCGAGCGCAGCGGCCAGCGCGTCCGGAATGGACGTGCCCTCCGGGATCGCCATGTCGTCGGCGTAGGCCACGACGTTCGGCGTGGTGCCCTTGGCCCAGCCGACGTTTCCGCCGGGGGTCTTCCACGCGAGGTGGGTGACCAACTGGAGCGCCTGCGTGACGTCCGTGTTGCCCTTGGCCGCCGCCTTGGCCGACTTCAGGGCCTCGGCGAAGCCCTCCACGTCGCGGTAGGCGGGCTTGGCCGGGACCTTCGGCGCGGACGCCTTGGGCTCGGTCGCCTCGGGCTTCTCCGCCTTCGGCTTCGCGGCGGTGCGCTTGGCCGGAGCCGGGGTGGACTTCTGGGTCTTCGTGCTGCTGGTGGTCATGGGACCAACCTTTCTCTTCTGGTATCGGCCTCCCCTTGGTGGGCTGCCTAGAGGCTAGCCTAGCAGGGTTGAGCCCTCTCGGGTAGGGTTTTGACGGTGTTTTGCTCCACTGATTTGCAATAGTTGAAGGGCCTTGATCCTAGCACACCGCCTATCACTGGACAAGGGGTTGGAGGAGGGTCTTTCGGGCGTACCCGTATGGCGGCTGATCGTCGTATGGGTACGGGTACAAGGGTACGAACGTCAGTTGGGTTGTACCCGTACTGGATGAAAGAAGTCGTAGCCTAGCGCGTGGCTAGTAGTCTTCTTGCTAGCCGGAGGGGTACTCTAAGACATTCCAATGATACGCCATTGTTCAGGAATTCGGTTCTGGAGACCGATCCTCCTACTCCTCGCGTCACGTAAGGGTACAATACAACTGACGATCGTACCCGTGTACCCGTACCCGTACGAGTCCGCCCGACGTCGCACGGGTACGTGCGGCTAGGCTCAAAAGTCGGCACTGAAGTCGGCTTACGACGCGCCTAGCGCGTGGCGTTCTGCAAGAGCCTGTTCTGGACTTGCAGAACGCGACATACGACGTACGAAGTCGCCCCCGAGTCGGCTTACGAGTCGGCTTACGAGTCGGCGCGGCGACGTCACGTCCGCCTCGGGGGCGACGAACCGTCCGCGGGCACCGCCGCCGAGCCTGATCGTCGGGCTGGACGCCGTCCTGTCCGGGATCCGCGGCTCCGCGGCGAAGCCGCTGCGCCGAGGACGATCGTCCGGGCAGCGGCCCGCCGACGCAGCCGTCGGCCGCGGAGCCGCCGGACGATCCTCGTCACGCCGCCCGCCGACGAGGATCGTCCGGCGAGACGCCGCCCTACCCGGCCCGCCGAGGACGAGGATCGTCCGCGTAACCGGGCGGGCCGGAGGATCGTCGCCGACGATCGTCGGGCGGCTTCGCCGAGACGAGGATCATCGTCGGCTCCGCGACGAGGATCATCGGGGGGCGGGCACGCCGAAAAGCCCCCCGGCCCGAGGGCCGAGGGGCTTGTCGCTCCTGCCGGTCGTCAGCCGACCAGGAGGTTCCCGTTCAGGACGGTGCCGCCGGACAGGACGTGGGAGACCCACTCCGGTCCGTACTGCGGGACCCGCCGCCCGAAGTAGGAGGCGCAGCGGTGGCAGTCCGCCTTCGCGGCGTCCTCCCATGCGACGTCACCGAGTACGAGCGGCAGGTCGCAGAGCGTGCGAGTGGTGCCGCCCGCGTGGATGTGGATGGTCATCAGACGGCCCATCCCTCGTCGTTGCGGGTCGGGGCCAGGAAGTTGCCGCCGAGGGCGACCCGCTTGCTGCGCCCGCTGGGGGTCTGGATCATCAGGACCACCTGGTCCGTCACGTCGAACTGCCCGAGCAGATCGGCGAGGTTGACGTCCACGTAGTGGATCGTCTGGGTGTGCGTCTGTACGGACACCGTGTCGCGTCCGCTCCCGCGGACGCTTTTCATGCTGGTCATCGTTCCTCCTTCGTGGCTCCCGCTTGCCGGGGGCCTCGTGCCCGCCCCGGAATCGAACCGGGGTTGTCGCTCCTGCCGGGCGGTTGTCGCTCCTGCCGGGGGTGCCCCCGCCGCTGGCGGCGGCGGGGGCGGCGGCGGCTACTTGCCAGCGGGGGCCAGCGCGGCGGTTTCCTTGCGCAGCGCGGTTGTGGTGGGGTGCGCGGGCAGGCTTGCCACCACAAGGGCCATAGCGGCGTGCACGGGCTGGCCGGTGGAAATCCCCAGCGTGGCGGCGTGGGCCAGCATGGCCGCGTTAGTGCCCTTGTGCCACGCCACGGCGGCGGCGGGGGCACGCCACGCAAGGTGGGTTGCCACGGTGCACGCGGCGCGCGCCGTGGGGTTGCCACGGTGCGCGCCCACGGCGGCGGCGTGGGCGGCGTGCCACGCGGGCACGGTGCGGTAGGGGCCGGGCGCGGCCACGGGGGCGGCGGGGGCGGCGGGGGCGGCGGGCTTTGCGGGCATGGCGGTTTCCTTTGCTAGTGGCGGCCCCTTGTGGGCTGCCTACGGCTAGCCTACCACGCGGCGTGACCGCGCACAAATCCGCCGCCCCCCGCGGAGACGACCGAGGTCCCCCTCACCGGGTTTTGAGATCGCACATGGAATCTCATTCTCCGCACGCATAGCCGAGACACACGCATGGAGATTCCCTCAGGTGTATGCTGAGCCCCGGTCGGACGTTCCCGTGGAAGTTCGCAGCCTGACAACCCCACAACGACAGAGGAGAAGTCATGGCTGTGAAGTGCGTGTTCTACATCTCAGGCGTCGAGAAGCGAGCGAACGGTGTCGGTGTCCTGAATGCCCAAGCGACCGCGAAGGGTCCGTACAAGGAGTGGGCGCAGTTCACTCCAAGTGGGACTCTCCAGATCAGTAGCCTGAACCCTGCGGCGACGGACTGGTTCCTGGAGCGGATCGGCAAGGACGTCACGATCCTGATCGACGATGCGACAGAGGCGGATCTGCTGACGCCGTAGTACCCTGCCCGCTATGGCCTCCCTTTCGTCCACCGCGCTAGCCGATGGACTGAGAGAGCGCCTAGCGGGCAGAGTCATTCTCCAGCACCATCAAGTCCCCCCGTGGAGGATACCCCCCGGCTCTGCCCGCGACCCGGGAGAGAACGCCGACGCGCTCGGGTTCGCGATGCTGGCGGGGCGCGGTGCCGGGAAGTCGTTCGCGGCGATGTGGGAACTCCACACGACGCTGAGCGAGACGAAGAACGTCCGTGCGCGGGTGATCGCGCCGACGTTGGGTGACGGCATCGCGGCTGCGGTGGACGGGCCGAACGGGCTGCTGACTCTGTCGAAGGGAGTCGCGAAGTGGCTGCCGTCTGCTCCCGGTGGCGCGTGCGTCCGCTACCCGAACGGATCGAGAGTCTGGATCGTTGGCACGCCCACCGAGAAGGACGTGGACCGGCTTCGTGCTCTGACGAACATCGACTTCGACGTCTTTGAGGAGTTCTTCGCGAACCCGTGCGCCACTCAGGCGTTCCAGCAGGCGTCACTGTCCCGTCGTCGCGGGGCGATGCGGTGGCTGGTCTCCAGCACGCCCCGGCCTCACGACCTGATCAAGAAGTGGGAGAAGGACGACTCGATCGTCGTGCGTCACGGCACGTCGATGGACAACAAGTACATCCCCCTGGAGTGGCTGCACACCCTGAACACCACGTACTACGGAACGAGGCTGTACCGCCAGGAGGTCTTGGGTGAGGTCATCGAGGATGTGGAGGGCGCGCTGTGGAAGGCGAACGACATTGAGCGGTCGAAGGTCATGGGGCCAGCCTCCGCCGTGGCTTCGATCTGCGACCGGATCGTGGTGGGGGTCGACCCGCCGACCGGGCAGGGGACCTGCGGAATCGTCGTGGTCGGCCAAGACGCGAGCGGTCACATGTATGTCCTTGACGACCGCTCGGTGGAGGAGGCCAGCCCGCACGTCTGGGCGGCGCGGGTGAAGGAGGCCGCCGACACCTACGACGCCGTCGTGATCGCCGAGATCAATCAGGGCGGGCAGATGGTGAAGGAGGTGATCAACTCCGCTGGACACGCGCTTCCGATTCACACGGTGAACGCGACCAAGAACAAGAAGACGCGGGCGGAGCCGATTGCGCTTCTGTGGGAGGTCGAGGAGCAGATCGTTCACATGGTGACGACGAGCGGGAAGTTGATCGACGAGTTGTGCGAGTGGGTGCCGGGTGAGACTCCGGCGTCGCCCGACCGGCTGGACGCGATGGTCTGGGCGTGCTGGTACTTGAGGTCAAGGCATACAGCCGTCGTCCGAGGGAGTAGTGTGTCGGTGCCGGGGCCGGTCGGGCTCCCCTCGGCCCTGAGCAGCGTGCGTATGGGCCGGTTCTGAGAAGGAGAGAAGATGAACGTAACGCATGACCTGATCGCGGCGGTGACCGGACCCGGCTGGAAGTTCGGGCTGAGTCGCATCCTCATCAACGACGAGGAAGAGGGAGTCGTGTTCATCGCCGGCTCCGAGGAGCCGTACGCCGCGTTCGCCGTGCAGAGCATCACCACCGGGCGAGGCACCGGCGTCAGCGAGGAAGGCCCGATCTCGTGGCGCAGGCGCGGGTCATCGTGTCAGTACAAACTCGCGAAGTGCAAGGTGGACACCGCGACCATGACGTCGTGGTGGGAGGCCTCCCTCGTGGAGTCACCGGAGCCCGAGACCGTCGAACTCCCTGAGGACGACGACACCCAGGAGATGGACGTCGTGCCTGACGGCTCCGCTGCCGTGGTGCTGGAGTGGGTCGGCAACGACGTGGACCGGGCGCAGGCCGCGCTGGAGGCCGAGCAAGAGGGGAAGCAGCGCGTCGGCCTGACCGCTGACCTCGAGAAGATGCTGGCGGCTGAGGAACTCCTGTGATCTCTGTTGCCGTGATCTCTGGGCTGGTCGGATTCTGGTTCTGGTCAGTCCTCAACGACGACACCGGAATCGCAGCCCCGGTGAACAGGCTGCTCGAGAAGAACTCGTTCACCAAGAAGTGGATGATCTGTCCGTTCTGCTCCGGTGCATGGTTCGCCATCATCCCCTCCCTGATCTTGCTCCACGATCCGCTAGACGTGGCCGTGATCACCGCCTTCGCCGCTGCTGCCCTCACCGGCCTGCTCGGCTCGTACTTCGGAGACTGACTCATGGCCTACACACCGCCCGCCACCCTCGTCAGGAATCAGCAGATTCAGGCGTGGGGATACTACGGAGCCTACGGAGCGGCGGCTGCGGCGGCTGCTGCCACGCCGAAGACCGCCGTCTACGGTGCTGTCATCCCGGGGACTGAGGCCGTCGGTGAGGTGCGCTACATCGTCGGGTGGGCCTCAGACCAGATGTCCCGAATGCAGTGGGACGTCTTCGTCGACGGGTCCGCGGACTGGGAACTGGAACTCTCCAACGGCAAGACCGTCGTGTCCGGCGGCAAGGGCGAGAAGAAGCATCCACACTCGAAGGCGTCGGCCGAGGTGCTCAAGTCCATCGGCTGGACGACCGGCACGGTCCGGCTTGTCACGACGAACCTGTACGTCGCTGGCGAGTTGTTCTACGTCTACATGGACAAGGACTGGCGGGTGGTGTCGGTCATCCACCCCGACCAGCCGTCCATCTTCAAGGAGGCGGAGCACGTCGTCCGGGGTTTGTGGCCCTCACCCATCGACCCGACGACGCCGGACGCCCCGCTGTTCGGCGTGCTGGCGATCCTCTGTGACATGGACTGGCTCGGCCGCTTGAGCCGTGCTCAGTCCGCGAACCGGGTGGGGATGCGCGGCATCTTGGGCTCGGCCGACGGCCTGAACTTCGCCGGTGGCGGAGACTTCTGGGAGGAGTGGGACAAGTCGCTCCGGGCCAAGATGCTCGACCCGACTGACGTGGGGCCGGTCCACCTGCGAGGCGCGAAGGAACTCGTCGAGCCGATGGCGAGTGGCCGGGGCATGGGCGGGCTCTCCTGGGTTGTGCCCGACTTCCCCTACGACGCCCGCATCGAGGGCCGCATGGAGGCCATGATCCACCGGCTGGCGTACGGCCTGCCCATCCCGCCCGAGATCCTGCTGGGGCTGTCGGCGCAGAGCCGAGCCACTGCCTTCCAGGTCGAGGAGAACTCGTACCGGGCGCACATCGAGCCGCCAGCCAACATCGTCGCTCAGGTAGCGACTGACGTGCTGAACACTCTCTTCGAGGACGTGGAGGTCGAGGTCAAGCCGGACCCGACCCTCCTCCTCGCCAAGCGGTCCACGGTCCAAGACGTCAAGGACGCCTACGACCGGGGTGAGGTCAGCGGTGACTATCTCCGCGAGGTGCTCGACATCCCGTCGCACGCCGCCCCGTCCGATGAGGAGCGGGCACGCCGCCAGACCATCGGCGTCGATGCGGAGGAGGGCGGTCACAGCCCGACCACCGAGACGCCCCGCCAGCGGGCAGCACGCGCCGACCGGGAGGACCCCAGCGGTGCTCCTGCCGATCAGAAGGATCTGGATCCCACTGTCATCGCGGAGTGGCGTGGCAAGATCGACGTCGCCACGTTCCGAGCACGGGACCGGGTGGGTGCCAAGGCTCGCACGCACAAGGTCCTGAGAGACGCCCTGCCGTCCAACATGACCAACGACGCGGTGCCCGCCCACCTGGGACTCCAGGCGCTCGAGAGCGCGGGGCTGGATGTGGCCTCGGTGGTGTCCGACAGTCTCCTGTTCCTCGGTCCACGGTCCTGTGCAGGGGACAACCTTGTGGATGGGTTGACCGAGCATGTGCTGGCAACGCTGGACAGCGCCGATCCGGTCCCCCTGAAGGACGAAGATTTGGCAAATCTTCTGCAAGGGCTTGCAAACACCCCTGACTGACCCCTACGCTGCGTCATATGGACGCCTTTGCACTTCTTGCAGCCCTTGAGGATGCCCGTGAGGCGCGGGGTTCGGGCATTCCGCTCTCGTGGTCAGAGGTTGCGGAGGAGGTGGGGATCCATCAGGCTGCGTTCAGCCGTCTGAAGCAGGGCAGGCTCCCCGGCCCGCGCTCCCTGAGGTCGTTGATGGACTGGCTGGAGATGGATGCAGCCGAGTTCAAGGTCGGCGGTAGCCTCGAACTTCCCATCGGTGGGCGTGACGAGCCGTGGGACGGTGAGGCTGCAACGAACCGAGTGTTCGAGTGGGCCACGGAGGAAGGCGGGTCGCTCGATCAGGACAAACTCCGTCAGGCGTTCTTCTTCATCGACACATCGAAGGACCTCAACACCCGACAGGCGTACAAACTCCCCTACACCGATGTCAACGACGGCAGCCTCCATATCGTCCCACGGGGGATGTCTGCTGTGTCGGGGGGACACGGCATCGACAAGATGACGGGTGCGTCCCCGTCCGAGAAGCAGGCAATCAAGCGCAAGATCTGCGCGATCTACGAGCGGATCGTCGACAAGTACGAGGACTGGCCCGACTGCCCCTTTGATGCGGACGGCTCTCGCCCCGAGCGCAAGGAGCGCCGGAACGACAAGGAGGAGGACGGCGTGGACTTCGAGGACGGCTTCAAGGACTACTCACCCGAGGCCCGGAAGCAGATGGCGAAGGACGGCAGGGCGCTCCCGGACGGGTCGTTCCCGATCGGCGACTGCGCTGACCTGAAGAACGCGATCCAGGCCATCGGCCGGGCGAGCGACCCGGCCAAGGCGAAGGCGCACATCAAGAAGCGACGGAGCGCCCTGAAGTGCGACGTCGACCTCCCGGACGGCTGGGCCGTCGAAGATGCAGAGGAGCCGGCGATCGGCGACACGGACAAGCAGACGGCGGGCATCATCGGCACCGGCACCCTGTCCCAGTCCGAGGACCCCCGCACTCAGGCTCTGGTGGCCCGCGTGCAGGAACTCCTCCGTGAGGGCGCGGTGGCGGTGTCCATCAAGCACGACCTCACGCCTGAGGTGGCCGAGCGGCTGGCCGCGCTGGAGCCCAGCCCGGACGACGACGAAGAGACCATGATGGCGAAGATGAAGGAGGCCAACGAGATCTTCGAGAACGCGGAGATCCGTCCGCGTCACGTCGCCATCGTCGACACCGCCGCGTTCAGCAACGCCCGCCTCACCCTCGACGAGGACGGCTACGGCGTGTCCGGCCCGGTCACCTTCGAGGGCATCTACACGGGCGACGTTCGGACGCTGAAGTACGGCAGCCTCTGCTGGGACGAGGACCTGCTCCCCATCCCGATCATCTGGGACCCGGACAACAACGACCATGACGGCGTGGTGGTCGGCTCCATCAGCGCCCTCGAGCGCGTCGACGGCATGACCACTGCCGTTCGACCGGAGGCCGTCAGCGGGGAGGACGTCGAGGCAGTCACCGCTGCGGCTGGCACGACGGCCCTCCCCGCTGCGTACTTCGCCGACTTCAAGCCGAAGAAGGCGGTGCCCCTCACGATCGGCGGTGAGGACGAGAACGGCCTCCGTCACGTGTACGGCATCGCCGCACCGAAGGGCGTGTGCCACCGAAGTGACATGGGCGCGTGCTTCCAGTACCCCGGTGACGTGGACCCGAAGCACCGGGGCTTCCACACCGGCCAGGAGATCACCCTGTCCGACGGGAGCAAGGTGCGTGTCGGTGCTCTCACCATCGGCGGGAAGCACGTCGACGCCAACCTCGCCCGGCAGGGCGTGGACTTCCGCGAGGTGAACCGGCACCGCGACGACGCGAACACCGTGTTCGCGATGGTCCGTGCATGGGAGACCAACTTCGGTCTCGCCATCTCGGGTGTCGTGATGCCCGGTGTGGACCGCGACACTCTGATGCGAGCGCTGACCCTCGCCCCCAGCGTGGAACTCTGGCCTGCGGGCCGAGGCCGCACGTTGGTCGGTGTCCACCTCGTCCCGACTCCGGCGTGGCCTGTTGCGGCCAGCGCGGGCGATACCCAGACCCTGACTCAGTCCGGGCACGTCCACGTGATCAATCCCGAGGGCGGTTTCTGCGCTGACTGCGGTGAGCACTTCGAGGACGACTTCCCGCCTGAGGACGACAAGCCGGATGAGAAGTCGCCCAGCATGGACGAGGTCATGGCGAGCCTGAAGCGGATCGAGAAGGCGGTCGCCATGCTCGCCGAAGACCTGCTCACGGATGTTCCTCTTCCAGAAGATTCTCCCAAAGAGTAGCGGAAACCTCTCGGTGGGGCTACCCTTCGGTCTAATCGGCTCTGTGTAGAGCGAACTGGCGGTGGGCACCGCGTCCCGGATTCACAACCAGACGCGAAAGAAGTCCACCATGGATCTCCAGCAGGCTCTCAGCATTCTGGGTCGGGTTGGCGCGGGAGAGACTCTCTCGCTGTCCGAACTCACTCAGGCCCGTGACGTCATCGCCCGCCAACTCCACTCCCTCCGTGGTTCCGGCTCGCCGGACCTCGACGCGCTGACCACCCTTCGCGAGTCCTACTTCGCTGCTGACGCCGCCGTCAAGGCTGTCACCGAGCAGCAGGAGGCAGCGATCGCCGACGTGGACGCCGCGCTCTCCGACATCCCCGACCCGGACGCCGAGGCCGAGGGAGATCCCGAGGACGAGGACCCCGAGGCCGACCCCGAGGACGACAAGGACCCCGAGGACGACTCGAAGTCCGTCAAGAAGGGCAAGATGCTCTCCGTCCAGGAGGCGGTCAAGCGGCTCGGCCTCAGCGGCACCCCCGGCACCGCCAGCACTCAGGTCAACGAGCCGGATCTTGCGGCCACCGATACCCGCGTGCTGATCGGCGGCGACGTGGTCCAGAGCGCCGACATCCGTTCACTGGCCGAGGCGTTCCACGACTCCTCGAGCCGCAGCCTCAAGGCGGGCAAGGAGCGGGTCGCCCGCATCGAGACCACGTACGCCGACGAGCGCACCCTCTCCGGCAAGATCAACGCCGACACCCGCATGGTGGACGCGTTCGTCAGCCCGGAGGCCGTGGTGGCGGCGGGCGGCTGCTGCTCACTCCCGCAGCCGATCTACAGCAACCCGGTCAACGGCAGCACCGATCGCCCGATCAAGGGCGCGCTGCCGACGCTGGGTGCGACGCGGGGCAAGTTCTCGTTCTTCCCGGCCATCTGCCTCCCGGTGGACGGCTTCGGGGTCTGGACCTGTGACGACGACGAGGCCGTCGACGAGAGCGACCCGGACACCTGGAAGGTGTGCGCCGATGTCGACTGCGACGACGCCGACGAGGTCGACGTCTACGCCGTCTACTCCTGCGTCACGGTGGGCAACTACCAGGCTCGGTTCGCCCCCGAGCAGTGGCAGGGCTACCTGTCCGCGCTGGCGATCCAGAACGCCCGTCGCGGTGAGGTCCTCCTCTTCGAGCAGATGCGGGATCAGGTCATCTCGACCTACACCGTGGACGCCCTCGGGTCGATCTTCGCCAACGTGGTCAACGGCGTCGGCACCGCTGCCGCCGCGCTTCGCCAGGACCAGCGCCTCGGGGATGTCCAGATGGACTTCTTCGTCAGCGAGACGCTGCTCACCGCGGTTCGCCAGGACCTGATCAACCGTCGGGTCTACTCCTCGGCGGTCGACGACCCCAACGTGGCGGCGAGCCTGCTCAACACGGCGCTCTCCAACGAGGGTGTCAACGCGGTCTACTCGCAGGACCTGGACCCGGTGACCTTCGGCAGCGGCGGCGACAACCCGCAGTTCCCGACCACCCTCGGTTCGGTGCTCGCCCCCAACGGGTTCTTCACCTACCTCGACGGCGGCACGCTGGACCTCGGCACCGAGATCCGGGACCACAACCTCAACCGCCAGAACAAGGTCGCGGCGTTCGCCGAGTCCTACGAGGGTATCCTGGCCCGTGGGTGCAACGCCCTCGGCCTGGACATCCCCGTCGAGATCTGCGACAACGTCGCCTGCCCGTCCTGAATCGCCGGCTCTACTAGGAAGGAGAGGCTCTGATGTCTCAGACTCTCATGGAGGGCGTGGAGGTCGAGGTTGACACTCGATCCGGTGGCATCCTCGATGTCTCGCTCCCCGTCCCGCAGGGTTGGATGCAGGGCCTCTCCATCCCGTTCTACGGGTGTGGCGAGCCGGTGCTCGTGAATCGGTGCGTCACTGCCGATGACACCACTCCTCTCAACAAGCCTGCTGTCGCGGAGTTCATGCCGTTCGGCATCACGCAGAACGCGGCGTGCAGCAGCCTGTCCAAACTCGACCAGAAGAAGCACGCGACGGGGCGGCTCGACTCGACGACCGAGTGGGCCGTCGCCCGTCAACTGGCGACGGATGACGTCGGCCTTGGCACTCCGTCCTTCGAAGACGGGACCAGCCTCGGCACCGTCGCAGGCGGGGACTTCGTCCTGGCCGTGGGGACGCTGGAGCAGGCTGCGGCCGATGCTGGCTTCGGCACTCAGTGGTGGCTCCACGCTCCGGTCAAGGCGGCGGCGTACCTCGCGGAAGCCCGCCTGCTGAACGGGAAGTGGTCTCCGTCTGGCGCACCGTGGGTCATCAGCGTCGGCTATCCGGTTCAGGGATCCACCACTGTCCGCCTCTGGGCCACCGGCTCGGTGTGGGCAGGGGTGGACGAAGCCTTCGTCCTCAACGACCTGGACCGTCGTAGCAACACGGACGAGGCCTTCGCCAATCGCAGCGCCATCGTTGCGTTCGACCCCTGTATCAATCTCTACATCGATGTCACTGTCCCGGCCAGCCCGACTCCGTAGGAAGAGAGAACGCAATGGGAATCTGCACGACGCCCGATCTGGGGCGTATCAAGAAGGTCGGGCTCTTCCTGGCCGATGAGTGCCTCACTCCGCTCTACGGGGCTGACATGGGCTACCTCGACGACTGTCCCGCAGCCTTCGAGACCAGCGACAACGTGGACGACGGCGAGGAGTTCACTCGCCGCTGCGCCGACGGGTCGATCAAGCGGTACATCCCCGGCGTCAAGAGCCTCCAGTCCATCGAGGTGAACGTAGACCTCCACTGGCTCGACCCCGAGTGGATCGCTGCGGCTGGCGGTGCCACCGCGATCGAGCACGACAGCGAGGTCATCGGCTGGGCGGACGGCAAGGCCGACCGTTTCAACGTGGTCGTGATCGTGTGGCAGGAGATCCTCGGCGAGTGCGGTGGTGGGGTCACCGGCGACTTCGTCCGGATCTACCCGGTCAAGGGCGCGACGGTCACCGAGGAGGGTACGCCGGGTTCCGAGGACAACTACGTCCGCATCACCGGCATGACCTCCGACAGCCACAACATCGGCTTCGGCCCGATCCCGTTGGCGTTGGACACCACGACCGGCGACACCGAGTGGCTGTCCGACGAACTGGCGGATGCCACCCACCGTTTCCGGTTCATCGGCGGCGTGGCCCCCGACGGTTGCGGCTCCATGGCCACGACCGACCCCGGCTCGGCCTGAGCGGTAGGGCACGATGACTCTCTTGAGCGAGGCCTCGTGTCCGTGGGAAGTGGACGCAGAGAGTTGCGGGCTGGCCGACCTGGACCCTGACGCTCCGCTCTTCATCTCTTCCGTCGCGACAGCCTCGTCCATCATGACGAGGCTGTCGGGGTACACGGTGGGGTTGTGCGAGGCCGAGATCCGCCCACTGAACCTCTGCAAGGAGTGCCGGACGTGGTGCTGCGGTGGTGCCGATGCGATTCCCCTCAAGGGTCCGTTCAGTATCTCTGTCTGGGACGTCACCCGCGTACGGCTGGGTGCGGACGAGTACCCGGAAATCTCCTGGCGATTCGACAGGGACTCGCGGATGCTTTACCGAGTGCCCCCAGATGTCTGGCCGACCAAGGACGAGAAGTGGTCTGCCCCCGGTGAGGGCGAGGCGTTCGTCGTGGACGCCGAGATCGGCACCCCGCCGGACGCGTGGGCGTTGGACGTGGCCGCTCGGCTGGTCAAGGAACTCTACTTGTCCTGCACGGGCGCGAAGTGCCGTCTTCCTTCCAACGTCACCACGGTTACGGCGCAAGGCATCACTGTTCGGCTCCGGGATGACGAGGTCAACACCTTTATCCCGGAACTCGGTGCGTGGATCAACGCTGTGAACCCCCACGGCGCTCATCTGCCCGGTGCAGTGTTCTCTCCGGACCTCTCTGCGGCCCGTAGGGGCGCTCTGAGCGCTCCGGGGGCCTGTTGTGCGTAGTTGTACCGCTAGCAGGCTGCGCGACGCTCAGAACGGCTCTGAGGGGCGTCTGAGGGCATCCTGGGGCGGTGGCTGGCATGGCTGAGCGGCTGTACGCAACGGCTGACACGATTCTTCAGTGTGTAGCGGACGCTCTGGCTGCCGATCTGCGCCCGGTGTGCAAGGTCTACCAGACTCACGGCGTTCCGGTGATCTTCCAGTGCTGTGAGTGCGAAGATCCGGATCTGGGCGATGAGGCCAACGGTGAACTCAGCATCCACTTCCGCCGTCTCATGGACGCGGACCCTGCCACGCTCGACGAGGTGCGTCGCATCCGTCCGTGCCACGGCGGGGTGACAGCCGCTCAGTTTCGGCTGGTGCTGGCTCGGTGCCGCCCCATCATCAACGCGGAGGGCGAGATACCACCGCCCGAGACCCTGACCGAGCACACCGAGGACCAACTCCGTGACGTGGAGTTGCTCTGGCAGAGTCTCGCCTGCTGTGGGGTGGACATCCGGATCGACGATGTCTCCGCTGACCTCAGCGAACCCGGCATGTGTTCGATCGTGTTCGCGGACGTGACGGTCCAAGCGTTGATCCCTGCGTTGCCGGACCTCGGCTCCGCTTGATTGCAAGAAAGAGAAAGTGATTCACCATGCTCGCACGTTTCATCGCCCTCATGACAGGGCTCGCTGCCGCGCTCACCCTCGGGCTGTTCGCGGCTCCCTCGGCCAACGCGGATCCCTGTGACCACCACGGCCACGGTCAGCCTCCGTTCTGTTGCCCAGACAATGACAGAGGTCACGGCGATGACTGCCCGACTCCGCCGCCACCGCCGCCGCCCGTTCCGGTGCCCACCGGGTTCAACATCATCATCGGCTCGGGGCACAGTGACCGCCTCCCGGGCACGGATGGTCGGGATGCGATCTTCGCCTTCGGTGGTCTTCGCGACGTACTGATCGGTCACGCTGGTCGCGACCGCCTCTACGGGATGCGTGGCCACGACGTGCTCCGAGCCGTGGACGGCGAGCGTGACGTGGTCAACGGCGGACGTGGTCGAGACCGCTGCGTTGTGGACGCGATCGACGTGGTACGGAACTGCGAAACCATCATCGTTCGGTGATTGCTACGCTACGGTCACCGTGGGCCGGGGGTTCTCCTCTAGTTCTCCCCGGCCCACGGCCAAATCGCTAGAACAAAGGAGAACAGCGATGACCGACGAAGTACGCCGTGACGTAGTCAAGTTGGGCCTGGACTTCCGGGCTATCCCGGTCGATCTGGGCGACGGGGTCGAGTGGGAGTTCCACCCGGACCCTTCCCCTGAGCAGTGGTCCACCCTTGTGGATGCACTGAAGGAGTTCACGAAGTTCGAGGACGCCGACTTCGGAGGGGACGCCTTCAAGTCCGCTCTCGCCGGCTTCACGAAGGCGATGTCTGAGATGCTGGTTCGCAAGGAACAGCAGAGGGAGTGGCTCAAGAAGGGCTACGGGCTCGGCCCCCAGCAGGCGATCTCCGAGGCGCTCATGGGGATCTGGACGGGTTTCCCTACGACGCGGCAATCGCCGTCTGGGAAGGCATCGAAAGCAACTGGATAAGTCTGGTCACATCGTGGAACCTCAACGGTGTGCGGTGGAAGGAGTTCTCATTCGCGGAAATGCTCTGGATGGTACATCTTTCGACCATCGAACGGTTGAAGGAAGACAAGCCGAATCAGGTCCGCATGTACCTCACCAAGACCAAGGACTACACTGCTCTTCGTGAGTGGGATAAGTCCCAGATGAAGGACTCCAAGGACAAGTAGACGGGAGGTGGGTTCATGGCTGATCGTGACGTAGTCGTCATCATGGACCCGGCTCCTGTTGTCTACCTGAAGAGTTTCCATCCCGGTTCTGGTCCAGACCGTATGAACAAGCGACAGGCTGAAGCCGTGGCGATCTTGGCTATGGCGCTCGCCCCCATCAGTTCCGGGCGGTTGAAGTCCACCATCAGGGCCGAGCAGAACCGGAACGAGCGAGGGTTCTACACCTTCGGTCATAACGTCTCCGCTGGAACCTCGTATGCTCTTTACGTCCACGAGGGCACGGGTCCATCCCCCCGCTGGCCCGACAGCCGAAAGGTGATGAAGTGGCACGGGTCCCGCCCACCTGTCCCTTACCGTGATTTCGTTATGCACCCTGGAACCCCTGCCGTGCCGTTCCTCCGAGACGCACTCGTGGCGATGGTGATCTGAGATGCCTTCGGCGAGCGTGCGGGTCGGCTCAGCCCACGTCGAGGTCAACCTCAAGTTCGACGACAAGTCCATCGACACCGTTGGCAAGGACATCAAGCGGCAACTGAGCAAACTGAACAAGGATCTCGTCAAGGTTGGCGAGCAGAACACGAAGGTCTATCGTGGGATCGGTCAAAACGCGGTCACCGCGTGGCGAGCAGCGGTCGGCGCGGCTATCACGGGTGCCCCGCTCATCGGCGGCGCGATCAGCGGGATTTCTGCTGTCGCGACTGAGTTGGCTGGAGCGCTCTACTCCGTAGGCCAGGAGTCTGGTGCCCTGCTCCCCATCTTCACCAGTCTCGGTATCGCGGGCCTCACCCTGAAGATCGGGATGCGGAACTTCGCTGAGGCCGTGTCTGAGGTTGACCCGAAGAAACTGGAACTCCTGCTCAAGGACATGCCGAAGTCCATGCAGAACGCGGTCCTGGCGACCCGCAAACTTTCCAACGAGATGCGGGCCGCTGTCTGGCCGGTGCTGTTCAAGGGGCTGTCCGACGGCATCGAGAAACTCCGCAACACGGGAGTGATCCAGCGCGGCCTCGGCCTCATGGCGGAGTCGCTGAACGGGCTGGCGAAGTCCGTCCTCAACTACGCCAACTCGGCGGAGGGGACCAAGACCCTCAACAGGTTCTTCAAGAACAACGCGGACGTCTTCGCAGCGTTGTCCAAGATCGCCGTTCCGTTCCTCGATGGATTCCTTCGCCTTGTCAACGCGCTGACCCCCGCAGCCATTCGACTCGCCGGGTCCATCCAGAAGGTCGCCGAGCAATTCCAGGGCTGGACGAAGGGCGAGGGCTTCAACAAGCGGATCGACACCGCGATGAAGGGTGCGGCCGAGACGGCGGGCAAACTCTGGAAGATCCTGGGCAACCTCTCCTCGGCGCTCATGAACGTGTTCAACGCGGCGAACCCGTCCACGAACAACTTCCTCGACATGATCATCGACATCACCCAGAAGTTCGAGGACTGGACGGCGAGTGTCGGTGGGCAGAACACCATCGCGAAGTGGGCCGACGCCGCGAACCAGATGATGGTGCAGGTCGGCCACACCCTCGAGGCCGTCTGGCCGGTTTTCGTGAAACTCGCTGACCCCCGTGTGATGGGGTCGTTCCTGAAGACGGTGGAGGGGGCGTTCAAACTCCTCAACAAACTGCCGCTGGAGCAGATGGTCAACGCCTTCCTCAAGGTCTCGGACGCACTCCAGCCGGTCAGCAGTTTCTTCCTCGCCGTCATCATCGCCGGTGCTGCCTTCAACATCATGATCGGTAGCCTCATCGGCCAGATGGGCGGCTTGTTCAGCATCCTCGCCAAGATCGTCAAGTTCAAGATCATCAGCAATATCCTCAAGAACATGGGTGGCCCCGCCGGAGAGGCGGCGAAGAAGACCGGCCTTCTGCGGCGGGCGTGGGAACTGCTCCTCAACATCTTCAACAAGTTGAAAGGCGCGTTCACCAAGATCCTCGGCTTCTTCGGGAAGACCGGTGGGGAATCGGCTGGGGTGGCATCCAAGGTGGGCAGGCTCACTTCTGCCTTCTCAAAGTTCGCGCCTCTCCTCGAGGGGATCGCGAAGTTCGCTGGCATAGCGGGCATCGTGGTCTGGATCGGCATTCTCATCGCGAAGTCGAAGGATCTCCAGGCCAAGTTGGGTGAAGTCTGGGATTCGATCAAGGGTGTGTTCAGCCAACTCGGTGAGACGTTCGCTGAGATCGGCACCGCGCTCAAGCCTTTCGCCCCGGCTGCGAAGGCTGCGGGCAAGGCGTTCGGCTTCATCTTCGACATTATTGACAAGATCGCCACACTCGCTATCGGCGTGGTCCTGGACGGGATCGTCCTTGGCTTCAAGTCGTTGGGGCTCGTGATCGAGGGCGTGGGCCATATCATCGCCGGATTCATCACCATACTGGCGGGCCTGTTCACCCTGGACTTCGGGATGATGCTGGACGGATTGAAGCAGATGGCGAGCGGTATCTGGCCGCTGCTGAAGGGGGTGCTCGGCCTGTTCGTCCTGTTCTTCGCTCCGGCCCGTCTGGCGAAGTTGGGTCTCCTTGCGTTCAAGGCTCTGGGCGGTGGGATGAAGGCAGCCATGCCAGCGATCCTGTCTGGGATTGGCCGATTCCTCGTCTTCATCGGCAAGGGCTTCCTGGAGTTGGTCCCCAAGTTGCTGAAACTTGGCGGCGACGCGATCCTGGCGTTGGGCAAGGCTTTCGTCAAGTACGCGCCGACCGTGCTGAAGATAGTGGCCCGTTTCATCGTCGACTTCCTCAAGTGGTACATCAGCCTCCCCGGAAAGTTGCTCCGCCTCGGCATCTCGGCTGTCAAGGCGTTGGGCAACGCTATCGCCAAGGGTGCCCCGAAGGTAGCGGCGGCGGCTGGCCGGATCGCCACGACTGTCATCGAGTGGATTGCGAAGTTGCCCGGTCGCCTGCTTACGCTGGGCCAGCAGGCCGTTTCCAAGTTGGGGAGCGCCATTCGAGCGGGACTCGGTGTCCTGAGAGATATCGCCAACACCATCGTCAACACGGTCGTGGACATCATCAAGGGTCTTCCTGGGAAGATGCTCGCCCTCGGTGCGTCACTCCTCTCGGCCGGGAAGTCGCTGGGCGGTAAGATTCTTGAGGGCATCCGGAGCGGCATCACCGCGATCGGCGATATGGCCGGGAGCGTCGCTGCCGACCTGAAGGCTGGCATCAACAACGCGATCGGGCTGCCCAAGTCGCTGGAGTTCTCGGTGCTGGGCAAGCACATCGGATTCACCATCCCCGGCTTTGAGAAGGGCGGTCTCACTCCGGGCGGTCTTGTCGCGGTCGGCGAGGGTGGCCCTGAACTCGTGAGCCTCCCCCGTAACTCGCGGGTCCACTCGAATGCGGACAGCAAGAAGATGATGAACAACGGCTTCCCGAAGCGGGTGCTGCTCCGTATCGGTTCCCGTGACTTCGAGGCGTACGTCGAAGAGTTGGCGGACAACCGGATCAACGCCTCGGACAACCTCGCATGGCAGGGAGCCTGAGATGCCGCAGATCATCATCCCGCTGACGACCTACCAGATCAAGCAGAACCGAGCCGCGTACCCCATCGGGTCGCCGGGCACTCTGGCCGTCCAGAACCCCAGCAACGCCATCCAGCGGGTTTTGATCCGTGTCCCCATCGACCAGATTCCCGTGGGGGCCGTCGTCACATCGGCGGTGGTGGAGTTCTGGACGGCTGCGGCCAAGTCGGGCGCGGTGCCCGTTCGCATCCTCCCGATCACCGCGGCCTGGAAGTCTTCGGTCACGTGGTCCAACCGACCCGCGCTCGGCGCGGTCATCACCACGACCTCGATCACCGCTCCGGTCGTGGACGCCCTCTACGCTTTCTCTGTCACGGCGTGGGCCAACACCCGGAGTCGGCTCGGTCTGGCTCTCGACACCACCATCAGCACGACCATCAGTCTCAGGGGCTCGTCGGCGGCGCTGAACAAGCCGGTCATGGTCGTGGACTACTACACGCCGAACTCCGTGCCCACCAGCCTGACTCCGCAGGGCGGGGCGGTCTCGGTGCCCACCCCCATCTTGTCCTACAACGGCGACGAGGACATGGATCACCAGCAGATCCAGTACTCCTCGGACGGCACGGTCGCCGGCATCACCTTTGACACCGGCTCGATCCCGGCCTCGTCGGGCCGCTACGAGCCCGGTGTGGGCGCTCCGGTGCTGGCGTCGGGGGCGGCTACCTACTGGCGCGCTATGACCACTGGAGGGGGCGGCACGAGCCCGTGGAGCCCGTGGGTGCGGTACTCTTACCGGCCCATCGTCAACCCTGTCATCGTCAACCCGCCCTCGGTGACTGACGACGGCAGCCCTGTCCTGAATTGGACGGTGGCCGATCAGGTGTCGTGGCAGGCCGAACTCCACCAAGGTTCTGACATCATCGCGAGGTCGACGTGGGACGTGGACTCGGCGACCCGCGACTGGTTCCCGTCCAAGGGCGTGCCCGTGCCGGGTGGTCACGGCAAGATGGTCTTGCGGACTACCGACTCCATCACCCCGCGTGTGGCAGCAGAGGGAGCGCCGGTCTGGTCGTACGTGGAGAAGGTGTTCGACACCGTCCACACTGGCACGGGTCCGGCGGTCACGAATCTCGCGGTCACGTTCAGCGACCCCTTCCCCGTCATCTCTGGTGACCGTGCACTTGGCATCCCCGACGAGATCTCGCTCTGGCGCGATGGGGTGGCGGTCACGATCTGGGACGCGGACGGCAACCCCAAGAAGTGGGCTCCCGCCACCGACTTCTTCACCGGCACGCACTTCAGCCTCCGAGACCTCACCGCGGATCTCCGTGTGGAGCACACCTGGAACGTGCTGACCCGGATCGACGGCGTGACCTCGGCGATGGGTCCTTCGGTCAAGGACACCCTCACCACCGCCAGCGTGTGGATCGTGAACCCGAGGACCGGGAACAAGGTCGAAATCCTCGGGAACAACGACCTGCCCGTCGTGGCGCAGGTCACGGAGGAAGGGTCGATCCTGCACACTCCGGTCCACGGCAATCTCGTGGTCGAGCCGGTGCGCCGTAGGCTGATGCGGACCACTCGTTCAGGCGGCATTGAGGGTCTCGTCCTCAACGAACACGAGGGCAGGCTCAACGCATGGGCGCTCGCCGACTCGGGGCTGAAGTACCGGCTGATCTTCGGCAAGGTCAACTGGCCCATCATCTTCGGCGACTACAGCCCGACTGACGTCTTCTACCCCCACCCCGATCCCAAGTGTGACGACACCCTCGTCCTCGTCCTGCTCAACTGGTGGGAAAGGCTGGACGACTAGTCATGCAGCACTCCGGCCGAACGTTGGAGGCTCGGACTGCCTACCACGAACACCTTCAGTCCGACCATGACTTTCGAGTGTGGGTCGACATCCTCACGATCGAGCAGAAGTACGTCGGGACACTGGAGATGCTCGACGGGCAGATGAACTACTCGAACGGAGTCGACGGGCCGGTTCGCACGGGGTCTGTCGTGGTGTCCGATCCTGAGGGCGCGTTGAACTTCGGGACCGACTACATGCGCGACCCGAAGGGCGTGCTCTGGATCAACCGGCTGATCCAGGTTTGGCATGAGGTCACTGTCCCGGGCTACGGCGACTTCACCACGTCTTGCATCGTGGGACTGCCCACGGCGGTCGCCCGCTCAGGCGCGGAGGTCTCCCTTGAGTTGGGGGACAAGTCGCTGCTCGCCGACCACGGTGTCCGCCCGCGCACCTACAAGAAGGGCCATCAGGTAGACGCCGTTCTGCGCTCGATCCTGGAGGACTGCACGGGCGAGAAGTTCATGCGGATCCCCTCAACCAAGAAGAAGTTGAGTCGTACCTACGTGGTCGGGATGGGCGAGAACTCGCTGACCCCGTGGCAGGCGTTCAAGCGCATCGCCGATCAGGAGATGGGCTGGCGGGCCTACTACGACGGACTTGGCTGGGCCGTGGCTGACTCGGTCTCGAACGCCAAGAATCCGGTCGATGTCCATTCGCTGCTGGCTCTTCCCTCGGCGGCCACTTCCTTCACCGACTTCTCGAACTACGTGCGGGTCACCAGCCACCGCACTCCGGTCAACAAGAAGAGCACGAAGAAGGTGGACGAGTCCCGCGTTCACTACACCTACGACAGCATCGTCCAGTTGCTGAGCAGCAACGAACTCTCCGAGCAGAGTCTCAACCGCAACGGTGTTCCGCGGACGATGCCTCTTGTGGTTGTCAACGATGACCTCAAGACGCTCAAGGACACCCTGACGTCGGCGACCAATCAGTTGAAGGCGGACTCGGGTCTGGACGCGAGCAAGACCTACGAGATCATCCCGCTGTTCCACCTGGAGCCCTTCGACTACGTGAAGTTGCCCGAGGGGGTGGGTAGCATTCGCCTTGCCGACGGTGCCTCCATCCCGTTCGGGACGGGCGGCAACATGACCATCGGCGAGCACAAGTGGGTCAGTAAGCCGTCGAAGGTCAAGAAGATCCGATCGAAGACCACCGTGAAGCGCGACAAGAAGAAGGGCGGGAAGAAGAACTGATGGGCGTCAACGGCCTACTCACTGACGTCCGCTGGGAGTGGACGGGCACCGAGGTCACCGCGGACCTCGTCGCCGGCACGACCGTTCTTCCTGTTCTCGACCCTGAGTCTATCACGGAGGAGGAGAACGTCTGGATCGCGGGGACCGGCCCCTACGAGATCGTCGACGCGGACGTGGATGCGTCCACCTTCACCATCACGCCCGGACTCGAAATCGATATAGACATCGGGACCGAGGTGGCGAACGATGTCGGCGGCCAGCCGGGTCGGGCGTGGGTGTGCGAGGTTATCCTTGCTGACGCTGACGTGCCCATCGAGGTTCCGCTCACCATCCACGACCTCTCGGTCATGCCCGAGGGCCACTACGACCCGCCCGTCGTCATTGTCCTGACGGACGATCTTGAGCGGGTGGAGAACCTGCCTGGATCGCTGCCGGTCGTCGACGGCATCTACATCCCGCCGGACAGCCTGCCAGCCGGTTCACAGGAAGTCTACTCTGGGCCGACGCCGCCGTGGCCTGACGGCGAGGCCGGTCATCCGGACGCGATCTGGTACAACACCCAGGACCCGGACGCGATAGTTCCGTTCATCTGGGACCTTGACCGGCTGATCTGGGTGGATGCGTCCGACCCGAAGTTGGATCTCCTCGACGACTTGTCTCAGGCACCTGTCGGGGACACTACCGTCGGCGCGATCGGCGTAGTGGCGATCGGTGCGAGCGCGACTGCCGACAACGCCCGCAGCCTCGCCTCGACCGCTGACGGTCGCGTGTCGTTCAGCGACTACGACCCGACCGCCGATGACGTGTCGTACTACGTCACGAACGCCGATGGCTCGTTGGCGCGGGGTACGGCGTGGGCGATCCTGCAAGCCGAACTCCAGAGTGGTGTGGCCGCGCTCCGGGTTGGCGATGCGGGCATGACGATGGACGTCGGCGAGTTCATCGTTGTCCTGGGGCTCGGTGCTCCGTTCGACGGCGAGCACATCGTGGATGCCTTCTCTACCACAGAGCGTGACGTGTCAAACATGGCACTGACCTCCGGGGTGGCGACGTTGGACCTGACCGCCGCGCACCCGTGGGTCGTTGGCCAGAACATCATCATCTCCGGTGTGGACCCGATCCTCGACGGTGAGGTCACGCTGACCGCTGTCACCGGGACCTCGATCACCTACGCGGTGGC